ACGCTGTACAATCTTTTCTTTGTTTTCAGAGCTTACTTTATCATAGATTTGTACAAGTACACTTGCTGTATACATGTCAACCATTTGCTTGCCGTCACCAAATGTAACATTCATTGCACTCTTGTTGTCGACAATGTCACGCATCTGTTTCATAACATCTGTACGTGTGTCAACTTGTGTGCCGTCTTTGCCAAACATTTTACCTAGGTGTGCTGGAAGTTCTGCTTCAGTTTCAATTTCCTCAGTAGGCATCATTGACTTAACAGTTGGAGCAAGATGTGGATACTTCTTAGCTAGGTTCTTTCCATAACGTTTTAGGGTTGCACCCTTCATGTTTACCATTGGTTTAATTAGTTGATCATCGCCGACTGCTTCAAACTTGCCTCCAACTTTGTCATAAAGATCATACACAATATCCATTACTGCTGTATCTAACCCAAAGCCATCTCCTTGACCTTGAATCAATTTCGCAATGTCATAGTGATCTTTTAGTTGAAGTTTAATCATTCTAACGTCTTCGTCATAGCCGCCTTGTTTAGATTTTTCCATTTCTTTTTGTAGCATTTTAATTCTATCAACAACAATACTTAAAACTTTTTTATCATCGTCGCTTAATTTTTTTGCTACATCTTCTTTAACTGATTCTACAAATTCTCTAGTTCTCATTGCCTTCTTCGCCATTTTTGCAACACGCTCATCGTCTGGCATGTCTGTGTTAGGCTCTTCATAGCCGTCACTTTCATCATCAGCATCGCCAACAAAGGTAATACTATCTTTGTCAAATTTGCCAACAACATTTTTAATCTGAGGATTTGTATCGAAAACTGTTTTAAAGCCTTCGTAATCCATAACAATACCTGCATTTGCAAGCATCTGTAGAAAGCCGTTCATGCTTAGTCTACCAACTTTACCTTGTTGGCTGGCTCTGCCCTGGGCAACCATCGCTGCACTCATAATAGCATCAACTGCACTGTCTACTTCAAAGAAACGCATTATAGACCTAACTTTGCTTCTAGTCTCGCTAAACGACTTTTAAGTTCATCAATTTCGTTTACTTCTTCAACTTCTTCAGTTGCTTCTTCTTCCTCAACTTCAACTTCGTTAGGAATAAATGCTTCTTCATTTGCTGTTGCAGCTATTTCACTTTGTTCAGCTTCTAAACGAGTGTTTTCATTAATACGATCTAGCAAATCTCTCATATCTACAGTTTTCATGATTATCTCTTTTCTCTACCTACCGGTGATTCTTCACCGCCTGTTGCAGCACTACTTGCTTCAAAGTCGTCCATATCAACTGTTGGTTCCATATCTAGTTCATCAGCACCAATTTCATCATCGCCCATGTCTCCCATTGGCTCTGCGTCTGATTCACCTGTTAGTACACGACTTGCACTGTCTACTGCGCCACGCTCTGATTTCATACTAGTCATTGTATTGTTTAGAGCTGTTTCCATTTGTGCATGAAAACTGTCTGCAACATCACTGCCCATTTCATCACGGATCTTATCACATAGTGGCTGTAGTTCTTCATTAAGCATTTCGCCTACATCTTGTATCATTGCATCGTACTTGTCAACCATACTCTTAGCTGCCATTACAAGTTCACTGCTTTCAACTTGACCTTCAGTAACAACACTTTCAGTTACATCATCAGTTAGGTTGTCTGCTGTAGCTGCATCCATTTTAACTTTATATTTTTTACCGTTAAATGAGAAGTGACTTTCGCCTGCTTTCTTTGCTTTAGCTGCCGCTGTGTTAAATGCGTTATCTTCTTCAACGTCATCTTCCTCAACTGCACGTTCTGCAATATGCTTTGTAAGTGTTTCAAGAGCAAGTTTCATTTCTGCATACTTGCTGTTGTTGTGTACTTTTGCACCCATGTTACTTTCATATAAGCCCATTTGTGCTGTTAAGTTTTTATGTAATTTTTCTGCACGACTTTCTGAGATGTTCTCCAGATCTAATGCATAACCAAATACACGCTTTGCAAGTGCATTTACTTTGCTACTGCTTGGTGCTGGTACTAGTTCGTCAAGATTCATTGTACAATCCTTTTAATAATATAGTGTATTTATTAAACTGAAACAGTTTTAAGTAACTGTGTGAGTTGAGTATCTGTTGTTAATAATGCTGGCATTGACTCACTTATACGATTGCTCATAGTAATTTTTCTATTAGATTTTTTACTTTTGCGCAAATGATAATGATAAAAATCTAAATCAATTTTTAATTTTTCTAGAGTAGAATCTAATTCTTTAATGCGTTTTGCTTTAATAGTTTCATTTTTAATTAAACAAATAGCATATCCGACTGCGCTTTTTCTTCTAAAAAACCATTCGCCTTTTACGTGCCACCCAAAGTAGTCGCTACGAATTAGCATGCTATTAACTTTAATCATGCCGTATTCTAATTTTTGTATTTTTATTTTTGGGTTAACATCGAAAACATTGTCGATGCGCTGTTTAAGTGATTGCGTTACTTGAGAGTTTGTACTGGATATTGTCATTGTGCTTTTGCCTTATTAAGATCGATTTTTCTGCTAGACGACGTGCTAATACTTGCTGTCTTTCTGATAAATCTTTCTTATTCATTGAACCATTCTTGTTAATCTCTTCTACAAGATCTTCTTCTTCTTTTGATACAAAAGTTTGTAATCCAGATGTAAATTCTACAAATCTCATTATCTCAGACTACTTACATTTATATCAATTAATGCACCTTTTGCTCTTCGTAACATTTGAGCTCTTTCAGCAGGCGATAATTCATCAGTTACAGTTATCATAGGCTGACCTTGCGAATTAACTCCAGTCATATCAATTTTCTTATCACTTAGATTCATCCGTGTAGTAATACGAGGATCGTTTGGATCTGCAAGTGTAACAGTAAAACCTTGGATATCTTTAAGTACATAAGGTGCTTCGTTAATCATGACACTTTCGCCGATATGCTTTTCTTGGATTGGCTGTAGTACTTCTAAAATTTTCATCTGCTTGCCTTATTTAATGCTGCAATTCTACGACTAGCAGGATTAACACGTTTAGTTTTTTTTGCTTTACGTGCCATACGTGCGCCTAGTCTTGCTTTGGTCATTTTTAATTTAATACGCTTTTTAATATCAGGTGCTGCAAAACACTGAGCAGGACTGCTTACAATTCTGCTCTTACGCTTGCCACTGGTACAACGAAACTTACGCACAACCTTGTTGCCGCGTTTAGCCCACGCCATGCCTTCTACTATTGATGATTCAAAAAGGTTACTTAATAACATGTATGTATTTATTAAGAACTAAGAAGTAAGAAAAGTAAACTTCCACATGCTGCAACTAGCGCACCTATAATGCCCACGCCCCAGCTCATTAACTGCCTATTACGATCAGTTTGAAATTTTTGTATAATGTCACGCATTTCAGTAAGCATAGATTCCATTTTATCCATGCGCTTCCCCATGCCAGAAACTTCTTTCTGCAAATTATTATACCTTTCGCCGCACATATCTACGTGTGCTTCAAGAGACTCTTTTTCTATTCCCGACATTACTTGCACCTATCTTTAAGGTGATGACTAGATATTCTTATATGTTCTGTATGAGCCAATTTGTCTTTTGTTTAGTGTGTGCCTATTGTTCTAGCATCGTAATTATTTATACATTGCTACTTGCAGGGAAAAACTGTATGTTAATTAATTCTGGATCTATAGTGTGAAATACGCTGGGATTTAGTACAATAGTTTCATCTAAATTAGGTATTATAGGTATTAAATCAAACACTGCATTTAACCTTTCACATTTTTCACCAAACACATCAGCATGTTCACTTCCTATAGCAAACATCCACACATTTAAATTTGGGTTCATAAACTCTAGATTAAACCTGTGTTGTTTGCCTAGCACACTGTATAATTGTTGTACTTTAAAATTTTCTGTATTCATATATGAAAGCACGTCTGGTTCTTGTATTACAATTGGCTGAGATATTAATCCCACTGTTTGTAATACTGTTTCCCAATTACGCTGTTGATTTCTTTCTCTGGAGTTTCCTCTTGTGATTCCAGTGGCAGTAATATCTACAAAACTAACACCCCAAGCTGCACTTGCACAATCAAACTTTATCATTCAATGGATCCTCGTCTCTAAGCATAAGTCCAACTTGTATAAGATCATTACTATTATCAAAACATATAGCGTCAACACTAGTGTATCCCATAAACTTTAGAGCTTGTAATCTATTAGTACCCATCTTTAATGCCCATATCATTCCATCTTCGCATACTGTGGGCGGGTTTATCTTTTCCCAACTTGGATACGCGCCTTTTTGTTCTTCAAAGCCACCATTCCACCATTCAGGAGTTACTTTGTAATATAGTAACGGATACCACAGTCCATTGTCTATTATACGAGGCATGTCGCGCCAATACCAACGCTGATCATCTTTCCATGTCATCGGACTAAGGTTGTTTAGTTCTACGGAATGTATGCCTTCAAGGTCTTGATATACTGCACTACAATGTTTCATTATAACAGTATTTAACTCATAAAAAAAGCAGTGCTAAAAAACACTGCTTCTTTTGTTATTATTTTATAGTTTATGCAAACTGTAGTGTTGACTTAACTGTGACTGCTGGTGTGCCTGTCGCAAAGTTAACGCCATCAATTGTACCTAGGTTTAGTAGGTCTTCTGCCATTGCTGCTGCAACTGTGCCTTCAACTGTTGTGTCTGCACTCTTGAAGTCACTGCCTGAAAGATCGCCTTCTAGGATAACGTCAATTTGCTGACCTGTTGCATATACTGCACCTGCTAGTAGGATGTTACCATAACGCTGGATAGTGTCTAGTGCTGCAGCCATTGCTACTGCTGATCCGTCTGCATCAACGTTAAAGTCGATTGCTAACATTGTGATTTCTTTACCAGCCATACGGTGTTCGCCGATTAGGTTTGCTACTGCCGGGTGTGCTCTTGTTACGCCTGCCATTTTCTTATTCCTTTATCTGTTAAAAATTTTTATTAGTCTGCTTGGAAGTATGCTACTACACTTGCAGTGACACCTGTTGTGCCTTCGCCAAAGTTTGCACCTGCGACTGGAGCAACGCCTTCACTTAGCACGTGTACTGCGTCAGATGCACCAGTGTTAAAACCACCAGTTGTATCGTCTGCAATACCAACTACTGTTGCTGTTTTCTGAATAAACTGAATTGCAGCAGTTAGTTCTGCTTGTGTCATATTTGTTTTTGCTAATTTTGTAATTGCTAGGGCTTTACCATGTGCATTAAACACCTGTGTTGAGCCTGTGTGATCTGTATTTACAGCCATTTTATTGTTTCCTTTGTGTTATATTATATCTTAGACAAACTCTAGACCGCTTGAGGTTACTGTTGAACCACTAACGTCTACGCTGTTTCCGCCAACAGTTGTGCCCAATGCACGAAGTGCTGCTTGCAGTGTTGATGTTGTCCATGCACCTTGAGGGTATACTGCAACAGAAATTTGACCTGTTGTGTCTGCCTCTACCTGGTACATTTCAATGTTACCTTTTGTTGCGACTTCACGAAGCATTGCTTCAACTGATTCGCCTGTTTCACACTCATTACGAATGTCGTTTACATCGCCTGAAACGTCTTGCTGGATAATCTTAAAGAAATCCATTGCTGGACCATTAAGAATAACTAGTTCGTCTGCTGTGATGTTACTACCTGTTGGTGCATTGCCATGCGCTAATGCATTACCATGTACACGAGTTACTGTAGCCATTATATTCTCCTATCTAAATTGCAAGATTACTTGCTTATGTGTATTTATGTAATTAGGTAAGAAAACCGCCGGCGGCATATCCTGCTGCAAACCCTGCTGCTGCTTTAGCCCATTTTGGTAAACCTTTTTTATCAGTAGGAATAAGTTTTTTATCTTTGATAGTGCCCATGTATTTGCTACTAATATCACTACGAAACTTACCGTCCTGTTTTTGACTGTTTACCATTCTAGCACTTAATGCTGCACGTTCAGATGGCGTAGCTCTACTGTAATCTGAACTTACTCGTCTTGCTTGTTTTAAGAAACTACTGCTGATGCCTAGATTTTTTTGTTGGCGCATAAGAAAAGATCTATCAGTTGATGTATTGCTTTTTCCTTGTGCAATATCTCTTAGAAATCTCTTAAATCCTAATTCGTCAAAGTTTACTTTACCTGAACTTGTAACTCCTGGATACTTTGAAGGATTATTAATAATACTTGCAAGATTATGTAAGTCAGTTGCGCCTGGCTTAATACTGTTAAAATTCATATACTTTAATGTTTCTTGTGCATACTTTTTAGCAAATGCTGGATTTTCATTACGCATTTGTTGTAGCATTAATATTTGCTCGAAAAAACTTTCGCCAATATCAGACATATCTCTGCCAGTAGCATTACTTGCATTTTTAATATATCGTGCTTCAAACAATTCTTGTTGTATAAAATCAAATGCCATTACTTTGTTTTTCCTATTTTAACGACCTTACTAAGAGGAATATCTTTTTTTCCTTTATAAAGATAATCTCTCGTCTTGTTATTGTTTATACCTGCAGCAGCTTTTCTAATTTCATCTGCTGTCATTCCGGCTATAGCAGCACCTGCAGATGCTATTCCCACCTGTGCAACTGGTTTAGCCACACTAGGTGCTACAGTTCTAGGAACTACATTGGGTGTTGCAATCGGCTTAGTTACTGTACCTGGCTTAGTTGCTGTGCCTGGCACTGTTACAACACCGTCTTTGTCTTTGTCAATCACTTTTGGGGGTGTATCAGTACCTGCAATAGCAGATGGGTCAGTTCTGCCAATTACTTTAGGAGCCGGATCTGTATCAGTTTTAGTTGTTGGAGTTGTTCTGCCAATTACTTTAGGAGCCGGATCTGTATCAGTTTTAGTTGTTGGAGGTACTCTATCAATTATGTTTAAGTTTGGTTCTACTTTAGATACTGTGCCTGCACTACTGCCATCACGTTTAGTAATAATATCCGGAGCAGGTTCACTTTTACTAATAGCACCTGCGCTATCATCACGATTTATAATAGTACTAATAAGTTTTTCATGTTCGGCACGTTCTGCATCTGCCGCTTTTTGTAAACTAGGATCAACTGTTCCGGGCTTGTACTTGTTAAGTATATCCTGTGTGGCTTTGCCGCCTGCACGTTGCCCTGCTGCATCTAAAGCATCGCTAACACGTTTGTTAATTTCTGCCTGAGATGGTTGCTTGTCAGTGGTTGAAATAAATTCCCATGTATCTTTAATTGCAGACATGATCGGCGATTGTGAACGCAATAGTGCATCTCTGTCTGCCTGTGACATTGCTTTTGGATCAGCAGTTATATTTTTTACAATAGCATCTGCTATTTTTTCTACTGCTTCTGGATTTTGCTGTAGTGTAGCAGTTGCAGTTGCCGCGCCAAACAATCCAACTAACCAGGGCCATGCAGCTACAATAGGAGCCGCAACAACTTCGTTAATCTGTACAGGATTTTTAAATTCTCTCAGTCTCATTACTTGCTCCAGTTCTTAACTGCATTGAAGTTATTCTTACTAAACTCCATACGGTCAACAAGTTTAACTGCGCCGCCATCTTTACCGATAGCAACAAACCCTTCTGGGTTTACAACTTCATAGCCAGTGTCTGTGCGTATCATTGACTTAATACTGTCTACTTTATTTAACTTAATTAATAGCATGTTCTTTAGTGCAATAATGTCTTTGTATACAGCCAATGCACTAGCAATGCCTGCCATGTTGTTGCTAACAAATTCATTCTGTGCTTTAATTTTATCTGTACGTGTCTTAACTGCTTTTGCTTCAGGATCTTGATTTTTAAGTTTTGAAATTTCTTTTTGTATGTAATCATTGTACCACTGTGTAAAATCAGTAGCAAACTCTTGCGGGTCACTTATCTGTGTATCGTTACGTTTGATACGTGCATTTACATACTGCATCATTAGTTCTTTGTAATCACCACTTACTGCTGTAAAGTCTGCATTCTTTAGTGCGTTTGCAGCAACTGTCAGCCCTTTTAATATTTGCTGATTTTCTTGCTTAGTCAAACTAGCCTGTCCACTTAAATCCTTATATGCGGCATCGTCTACCCATATATTAGAACTTTTGTTAAGGCTACTTACGTCAGCGCCAAAGCTAGCGGTCATGTCCTGCATAGTGTCGCCAACGTAAGTAGTATGAAAGATTATTCCCATTTGACTTGCGGCAATACGCTTGCCTAAGTCACTGTCTTTTGGTACTGCATAAGCAATAGTGTTTGGCTGGAACACCCAACTGTCCTCGCCATCAATGTCTTTGCTCTCTAGGTCATCACGTGTGTACATTAGATCACCTTGCAATACATTAGTAATACCAAGTTTACTTAGATTAGCAAGTGCAATTTTCATCTTATTGTTAAGACCTTCACTACTAATATCAGCATCAATATCTGCATTTGTCTTATAGACTTTGCTGTCTTTATTAAATATGCCTTTTTTAGCAACAAAGAATTTACCATCTGCAGGATCTATACCACAAAAGATAGCAGGTGCTCCGTCCCACTTAACAGTTACACTACTGTTTACTGTGCCGCCTTCTTCTAGCATGTCGCGAACACTGTTAATATATTGCAGTGCTGATTGCGCACCGCTAGCACCTTGAAGAAATACTAGATCCTCAATGTGTTCTAAGTGTAGGTTTTTGCCTTCAGCAGCCTCAGTGACATTTTCTTTAAGATCTGACAATACTTTTTTAGCATGTTTGTTTGCATTAGACATAGTAGGACAATTTCCATCATATCCAAGTGCAAGCAAATCTTGTTCACTTATATCAGTTACATAAGGATCATCCTCAACAGGATAATCATCCTCGATACTTTCAATACTTCTAACACCATTAGCATCAATTACTAATCCGTCTTTATATCCTACAAAAGCATGTATAAGAACTGTAGTATCTAACTCGTCACTATAGTCAAGCATTGCTTGCAGAGGAAGTCCACTCATACGACTGAGAGCAATTGCAAATATAGGACAATCGCCATACAAAAAGTCTTGTGTATTTTCTCTTATTTCTCTGAAGCGCATTTGCTTTCGTCTACTTTCCTAATGCCTCGAATGAAGCGTTTGTTATCCTGTGCTTTGATGCTATTAATAAGTCTACGTTCCAGGTCCAATGCTGTTTCTGGATCGTAATGCTTGTGCATTTCATTAATTAAATTGATTGCGCTATCTATCACGTTAGTTGCTCGACTTTCTAGTACATGCTGTCTATCTTTTTCGACGATCATGCTGTTTAGTTCAGTAAGAATACTACGGGTATGTTTACGCATAATTTTATTCCATTCTTCTAGTTCGTTTTTAGTATTTATCGGTTAAATACATCTATACAATATTGTACATTGAGGAGAGAACAGTGTCAACCATCCAAAACCCTGGAGCGCATTTTGCGACTCTGGCTAAAATTGCTTATATGACTGAAAAAGACAGTAAGCCTATTGCGCATACGCTTGGTTATTCAAAAACAAAACTAATTGACCATAAAGGTGCTGAGTGCTTGGTATTAGAAAGTAGTAATCGTATTGTGCTTGCATTTAGAGGCACAGAGCCAAAAGAGTTTAGCGATATTAAAGCAGATTTAAAAGCATGGAAACGCCCTAGTGAAACTCAAGGCATGGTACATGCTGGTTTTTATGATTACTTGGAACGCATATGGGATCAAGTTACAAAACACATAAACACAACTATACGCAAAAAGAAAGAGCTTTACATTTGTGGTCATAGTTTAGGTGGTGCAATGGCAACACTTGCTAGTAGCAGACTAAGTGACAGAGTTGTTGCTTGTTATACATACGGCAGTCCTCGTGTAGGCGGTAGAGATTGGCGAGCAAAGCAAACATTTGTACATCATAGATACCAGAACAACAATGATATTGTTACTCGTGTTCCTCTCTGGATCATGGGCTTTCGTCATTATGGTGAACTACATTATATTAACTTTTACGGAAACATTCGCAAACTAACACCATGGCAGAAGTGTAAAGACATGTGCCGAGGTCATTTAAGTGCATGGAGTCAGTTAAAGTTTTTGGATAGTGGTACAGATCATAGTATGGAAAAGTACGAAGCAAACATTTCTAAGAACGTATAGCGTTTAGTCATTCTTTAATCCAGCAAGCATATTTTTTAGTTTACTGCTTTGCACACTAGCAGCTGGTGTTGAAACATCATCGCTTGCTTCTACTATGCCGTTGCCTTTAATACGATCCATAATAGCACTATTTTGTTGTGGTGATGACTGTTCATCTTCGCCTAAGTCCACAATGCGTAGACTTTCTAAGTTAAAGCCCAAGTCGATCTTTTGACCAACACCGCTACTACTTCTAGTTTTCATTAACTGTATTTGATAACGACCTCGTTCACGCATTGCACGACTTGTAAAGATACCAAACACGTTATCTGCTGTGTTGATCTTGCTAAGTCCGCCAGAGATATGACTGTGATCAAATTCAATTTCATCCACTGCACCTCTGTTTAACTGCGATGCTGTTACAAATACACAATTAAGTTCTTTTGCAAGATTACGTAGTTCTTCACTAACATACTTGTCCTTAACAAACAAATCACTCGGTGATACTTTTGCACTTACTGGCATAAGCAAGTCTAGGTAATCAATAAGCAAGAAGTCTACTTGCCATCCGTTTTTAATTTGTAGTTCTTTCAAGTAAGCACGAACATCGTTAACATTACTTTGTGCTGGCATGTATTTGATTTGCAAGTTGCCTGCTTTCTTGCCAACCATTTTGACTTTCATCTCTACCGTGTCGAGGTCTGAAAACACCTCCTTAGTCGACACATTAGTGAGCATACTGTCAATACGCATAGCACTGAGTCCTTCGCTAAGTTCCAAACTCAAATACACGCCATTTAGTCCTTGTGTGACCCAGTTAACTGCTAGGTTCTGCATAAACAAACTCTTGCCTGATCCTGATCCACCTGCAAAAATATTGAGTTCACCTTTGTTCATACCACCAAATAGTTTACGATCCATAGCGGGCCATCCAGTGCTTATCTGCCCATTATTGTCTTTGAGTGCCATTAGTCGCTCTCTAGGATTTTCAAAGTAATTTGTACCCATGTCTTTAGTAAGACTTATTTGTACAGCGTCTTTGATAATCTTTTCAACAGGTTCGTATTCACCTTTCTCCAGCAGGTCTGCACTTTGGAGAATGGCACGTTCTAGTTCTTGCCGCTTGGTGAATCCTTCAAACTCAGCAAGAAACCAGTCATTGTGACTTTCTGTAATATCAGGCACAGGCTTTAGTTCTATACCTGTTACTGCTTTAATTTGTTCATGTGTAGGCAATGCACCGTGTTCATCACTATGCTCTTTGAGAAATACCGCAGTATCATACAAACTACGATCAAAGTTATCCACATTATAGATGTTCTGCACACGCACAAAGTTCTGTGCATCATGTAACATCATTTCTAAAAATAACTTTTGTAAGTCTGCTGTATAATCTTTTGACATATATTTCTCTTATAAATTTTTAATAATAGTAGCGAGTACTTGATTATTAGTGTTTGTAATTACAGGCAAACAACTAAGTTTAGGTATAGTAGTATCCGAAATTGTCATATCATTAATATAACAGAATTGTCCGAATACATCAAGTAAAATTGTATCTAAAAAATCAACTTTATTACTTGATCTATGATGTATATACACTGCCTGTTCGTCTGCCATGAAAGGCACAAAATCATTATTCTCTTTTAAGAAATCATTTAATGCACAAGAAATTTCTTCCCGAGCTAATGCATCATCTACCATAATAGTTCCATTCGACACATCTAATAATTTACTAGCAATACGTAAATCTCTAAGTGCGCCATCATAGCTATGATCACCATCTACGTTAATAAAATCCCAAGTACCTACATTATAAGGTTGAAAGTTTGCACTATCAATTTC